AGTTGCACTGTATGTAACTGGAATTACAGACCCTAAGCAACTAGGTGCAGCCGCACTAGCAGGACTTGCAGGCCCAGTTCTTAAATGGTTAGACCCATCAGCCACACAGTTTGGTCGTGGCAGCGAGTAGTTGTAAATAAAAGAATCCCCCGCCCAGTATTACTACTGGAGCGGGGGTCTTTTTTGTTTTCTAAGCAGTTCCCCTCTACTTAGCCAACTCTTGTATTACTTGCAGGATTTTATCTGGTTGTATCAGATAACCCTTTGACGGATTGGGTGGTATGTTACATGTAATTGGGTGTCCATATAAAGTAACTGCATGTTTAAGATGTTCTATAGGTACTATCAATACGCTTCCTTCTAATACAAATGCCCAGTATGCAGCCTTACTTACAGATATACCAGATGGATACCACTCTTCATTATTATGTGACCAGCATACAGTTTCTATATATAAGTTACTCGTATTTCTCCATTTAAGGTCTGTCTTAACTTCAATAGTTTTGCCCTTGGTAAGGAGTTGATTGACTAAGGATTCTCCCTCATGCCCAACTGATAGGTCTAAATCAAAATCAGATAGTTTACTCATAGTTATTATTAAATACAGAAGCAGGAACAACTGTCTTACCAATTATTCCACGTTTACTTCTATATTTATCCCTTTCTTTTTTGGTAGTGGCACCCCAAATTCCTTCAACTAAATTTTCAATTGCATAGTTAAAACATTGGATTTGCACTGGACAAGTATTGCATAATTTTTTAATATAATCAAGGTTGGGATAGTTACCTTTTTCTTCAGTGAAGAATATTTCTACATCAATACCAGTGCATGCTGGTACATCTTTCCATACTGGATAGTCAATCAAAACTTTTATCCTCCCGTTGAGTAGAAACCACTTCCTTTAAAATGTACTGGTATAGAGGACCATATACGAGTCATAAGATTTCCGCAAGAGGCACAGAATGGTGCAGCAGAATCATTTGTTTCTTGTACTTTAGTACATATCTTGCACTCGAAATCATAGTAAGGCATTACATACAATCCATTCCTATATCATCTATTGGTGTGGGTAGGGTTACCAATGAGCCACAATCTACACACTCACCATCTAAAAAGTAAAATGCTATCTCGCCAGATTCAAAGGCTACTATTGCTGTAAATAATTGTGAACCACATACACAGATATCTCCAATGGGATGACCACGTAAATCCATAGCATTGGTGTAATCTTTTTGAAATAAATCTTTTATTTCTTTAGGCTCTTGTGTCATCTTCTTCTTCATCTTGTTCTTTATCCACGAGATTATCTGTATCATTAAACGACCTCCAACCTCCTAGTATTCTGATTAAAGAATTAATTGCACGGTTAACTCTCATGCGTGCACCATCAGCAGAGGTATTTAATTCTTTACCAAGTTCTGTCCACTCGCAATTTTCTATTGTAAATTTTAATCTTAAAATATTTTGTTTGGCCTCTGGCAACTGGTTGAATGCTTTTTCTATATCTGACCTAAGTACTAGCCAGTTAGTTCCATCTGTAACCTCACCTGATTTACCAAACTGAAAGTTAAGGTCTTGTATCTTGCTTGGTATCTCATAACTATCTGCCAAAATAGATGGAAGAAATGCTTCAATAACTGATGGGTCATAGTAATAAAGGTCAACCATATCGTAGCCAAACTTACGGGCTTTTTCTTTTTCACAATAAGTTATGGCTGCATTGCGTAATGATTTAGCAATAAGTTTTTCTTTATCTTTAGGTGGTAACTTAGACCACTCTGTATATTTATTTGGATGTGTAACAAACCAAAGCCATAAGATTTGTCTTATATCTGCAGGCTCAATTATAGAATATTTTCTGGCGTATTCCATGCCAAGGGTGGACACAAGCAAATCATATTCCTGTACCCACGCCTCAGTCATTAGTTAATCTGTGCCTTCCCACTGTCCTCTTTGTACCAATAGTCCTATTATTGCATAGTTAGCCAGGTCTATAAGGGTATCTTCTATTGATTCAAAATTGGGCGTGGCGCTTTTATCAGCCAAGTTATTTAACCTAGCCAACTTATCATACATTCTTACACGCAGCCCATTCATAGCCCCACCAGGGGCAAGGGCTATATTCAGAGGACCATAGTCCTCTTGCTTCTTCATCATAATACTACGCAACTCATTAAGTATTACATCAACATCACTCGGATTTTTCATCTAACATCCTATTCATATGTATATCAAACTCTTCCATTGCTGCTTGAACTGCTATCTCATTACTAATAACTGCTCCTTGCCCATTGCTACTTGCTAATAATATTATACCTAACATTGTTAACATTTGTTTTGCATCTTCTGGCTCTTCATCTATTCTTAAATAGATATCTCTTAATGCATTTAAAATATCTAATCCTTGCTCGTCAGATACTGCTATGCCAACTAATTTTTTATTAGACTTTACGTGCTTCCAAAAATCTTCAGGATTGTCCCAAACATTTTCTGATTCGCTCATCTATCCACTCCTTTCCTTCTTGTACTATGATGCTATTAACATCATGTCCTTCTGGCATTTGCAATAAGTTAACATTGTGTAGTTCTCTGCTTAATCTTTTACCAAACTCTAAGCCAGCATTATCACCATCTGCTAATACAATTACTGTTTCAAAATCATCCAGTATTTTTGCATAGTATGGTCTCCAATTATTAACTCCAGGTATACCAACTGATGGGTGCCCTGTCTTGACTGACAGAACAACTGTGTCTAGTTCACCTTCGGTTACACATATATAACTACCTGCTGTTAATACTACTTGTGCATTAAACATTGTAGTCTTAGCCCCAGGCATACCCATATACTTAGCATCGTCATGGTTGTTGATACTTCTAAATCTTATATCAACTACACCTGATGGTGTAATGTAAGGGATTGCTAATCTATTTTTGTAAGTCTCATGCCCTGGTAATGGGTCTGCTACTACACCTAGATTAAAACTTCTGCCCTCTTCTACCGATAGATGCCGAGTTGAAAGATACTCTTCCGCTAGATGCAGGTCCTTTGCGTACTGGTCTGTTGCCTGCAAGAGATATGCTCTCTGCGAATTTGATAGCCTCAATATAATTACCTCCTTCTTTGTACATTATTAAATCGTATACGTCACCTTGTGCTTCACAGCCAAAACATTTAAATCTATTTTGTTCATAATTAACGGCTGATGATGCGTGTTTATCTCCGTGAAATGGGCATTTCATTTTGCGCCAACCATGCCCCACTGATGGCAGGGTGGCGCCTACATGTACTAAGTAGGCAGATACATCATGTTTGTCCATTAATTTTCCTAATTAATTCTATCCATATTTTTGCTGGCATTGTTGCATACCATTCTCCTACATCTCCTTTGCCTATTCGTTTGTGTATTATTACACCTGTCCACGCTTTATCATTATGTATTTCTATTTCTAACTCTTTTACCCATGCGGATAGGTCTAACTTTTTGTGGTTTTTTACTTCTATTACTACTCCATTAACTCCTGCTATATCTCCTTTGTCTAGGTGTGCACCTGCAATCCTGCGTTCTACATATGGGTACCATTTTTTTAACCAATTAACTACATCTCGTTCTGCACTGGAACCCTTTGCTTTACTTGGATTACTCACATTAACTCCTCTTGATTAGATATATACCTAATCATAACGTCATCTAGATACATAGATTCTGGATTGAATGCAAGAGTAACATAGTTATTACCTGTCTGGTCAGCCTTACCATAACGATTTTTAACTGCTGCTACACATAAGTAATTCATATCCCCTTGTTTCATCTGACCAATAGTTAATACCATCGCTGGTATCTGGTTAACTAAACCTTGGATTGATGAACGTGGTTGGCATGGACTGCCTTCATATCCTTCTTTAGTATGGTGTAATACAAGTAATGCTGCATTTGTATCTCTGGCTAGATACTTAAGTTCTTTCATGGCTGCACGCATACCACCAAACTCATCGTGTCCATCCATTGCTATATCCATTAGGTTATCTACAACAATAAGTGCTGGACTTCTACCCCAAATGGTTTCGAATGCTGATACTTCTTCATCTAAATCTTTTAATGTTGGGCTTGATTCAAAACACCAGAACAAATGATTGCCATTGGCTAATACTTCTTTTGCTTTTTCTGGTTGTCTTTTAATTAATTGTTCTGCTTGTTGCTGACTAATGTTGCCAGTCATAGCAATCAATCTCATTGCCATGGTATGTGCATTGGTATCTGCACTAAAGTAAAGAGTAGGTAATTTAGTTTTTGCTGCAATTGCTAATGCAATTGATGACTTGCCTGCACCTGGGGTGCCTGCTATTACTGTCACCTCTGCTCTGCGTAATATCATTCCCGCATTTTCAAATACTTTAAACACAGCAGGTAATGGCTCACCACCTACATTAGTGTTGTTAACACTTCTTATTAATGTTTTCATCTCTCTCCTTTAATATAAACGGGGCGAAGGGCTATACCCCACGCCCCGTCTACTGTTAATTACTAAGCAAAGATAGGCTTAGTACGTAGTTCGGCAGGAATCTTTGGTCCTGTCCAATTTGGTGCTGCTGCTGGGTCATAGAACGCTTTGTATGGTTTGCCTGTTGCCTGTGCTTTGCCATACTTTAGAACCATTACACCTCGTTCACACGATGGTGCACCTGGCTTGTTGTATACCCAAGTGTTGCCCCATTTATCTTCTACTGTTTGTTCTCCACCTGATTCATTGGATGAAATGTTTGAATTAAAACTAGAAGCAATATCTGATACGGACATTGGCTTGTTTGCCGATGTACCCTTTACTGCTAGTTCTACTTCAGTAACTGCATCGGTAATGATATGTATACCTTGTGCAATCATGTCAGCAAACTGGTCTGCTGTATCTGCACGCAAAGTTATTTGCGTACCTCCTGCTGTTTTGAGGTTGATACTGATTGGTGATTCAGTGCTACTCATTTTTCTCCTATTCAAATGTAGTGATTAGACCTTTCTGGTCTCTCCACTTTCGTGCTTTCATGGCTAATTGTAAACCCTTTAAGCCTTCTTTAATATCTATCCACACTAACTTACACGTGCCTGTTCCTGCGGGTAGATGGATAATGATTGCTTTATCTTTGTTTACTTCGCCCCATGTACCACGGGTTGCCGTGGCGGTGTCGTACGGCAAGCCGTTAGCATATATTGCTAACTGTATTGCGATATTACTTGGATGGTCTATCCGACCAGTCTTAATATCTGCAATAAATAACTCACCGTTATACTCAACAACTCTGTCTGGTGTGCCAGCAATTTTGTACTTGTCAAACACACTGAACTGTTCAATGAACTTGTTGTTGAGAATTTTAGTTGCATGTTCATAGGCTTTTACATCTGGCATCCACTCTGGTGGCACCAATCCTAAATCATGCCCTAAATCTAATTGTTCAGCAAATGAATGGATTGCTGTACCTATATTGGCTGCTTTGTTTGCACCTGCTACTTGCATAGCATCTTCAATCAAAGAATTAACAGCCAACTTATCTTCTTGTGCTGCAGTAATAGATAATAATATATCTGGTCTGGTTGTTAAACCTATTGCAGCCATCCGCATTTTCCATGCTACTAATGCTGATGCATCATCTAATGAGTTGGCAATTGTTGTTGCTCGTGTGTAAGCAACTGCCTTACCACCATTGGGTGGTACTACTAATGGCCTGCCATATCTATCTCTATCTATTTCTATGATGTTCTCCTTTATGAGTCAGCCCTAAGAAAGGAGATAGCCGAAACTAGGGCTGCTCAAGATTAGTATATCACATTATGATTCAGCGTGTACTGATTCAACTGATACATCATCTACCCATACATCACCATCAACCGTTAGGTTAACCTCAAAAGCATCATCAAGAATTTCTTGGGCTGCTTCTGCATTAGGTGCTTCTATACCTGTAACTGTGGCTGTGATAGTGACTGTTGCTGACCAAGACCTAGTTAACGCTTCGGTTTCTAGGTTTATAAGTAGATTATTAACATCGTCTACTTCACATACAATCTCATCACTATCTGTTTCATATCTAGATTGAAAGAATTCTCTTACATCAAAGCGAGCACTTCTAAACTTGCGTTCAAGTTGTGCTAGTTCTACTTTAAGTTGTTCTTTTTCTTCTATTAATTTAGTAAGTGATTCATTGGTAAAGGTATACTTAATACCACCTACCTGTGTAGATACTGTTGGTTCAGTACCATCTACTTCCGTATAATACATTGTCATTCTATCTCCTTTGCAAAATTAAAATTATTACCGAATAAAGTTAATGTAAACCCATCAGTAATTCCATACTTTTCTGAATCTGTTTTATAAAAATACATTGCAAACAAACCTTTATACCATTTGTCTACGTAAGTATCTCTATCTTCATACTTGTACATTCTCATGCTATCTCCCTTTGTAGTTGTTCTAACTCTTTCTTCAACAAAAGAATTTTTTCTTCTGTTGTTGGTTCTGGTTTTTTACCATGTGCCCTCCACCATATCATAGCAAAGTCAAATGACCTATCGTTAAATTGATAGCACCATTTTTCTTTGTGCAAATGATGGCAGTTTTTATCTTTATTACCTGAATAGATAATTACTCTACCACCATACTGATTAATCTCCATCATAATATTATCAGGAGGAATACCAGCATCAAGTAACTTACCTACCCATTCCCTTACTCTATTTTGACGGCAAGTTAGGCAAGGACATTTGTGTTGCACTTGGTGCTCTGCTGTTTTTACTTGCATTACATTTGATGTAGATATCATACTCATTACACACCCAACAATTCAAGTGCTCTAGTTTTAACACCATCATTACGACCAGCCATTGTGCTAACTGCTAGGTTCTTACCCTTAGCATTGTAGTCAGCCCACTCTACAACTGCATGCCACATACCAAACTCTGTATCTCTTATGTTCTCTTGTGTAGGAGAGTTAGCATAGATATTAAATGATTTAGTTCTGGCATTAATTGCATTAGTAAATTGTTTCTTTTCACCTGTTGATAACAAATCATATGGTGCTTCCTCTATCTTGGTAGGTAATGGAAACACACGCTTGAAATAATTTCTTGCGTGCTCATGACTTGCTTTTCTATTAAGTAATGTATCTGCTAATGCAGTGTAATCATTAGCCATGTCATAACTTAATCGTATGATGTTAGCAATTTCTGAAATTGATAGCATTGCATTGCTTGTATGATTTAAACTATAAGTATACTTGTTATTGTTCTTGTATATCTTATTGATTTGATTCATGCAAAACAAACGCTCAATCACTGGTTTAATTATGACTGAACTACTACCATCATGGCTAGTACGGGCTAGTAAAAAGACTGAGTGCGGGTCATCTGCAATGGTCATCTCCATTGGAGTTTCCATTAGCATCCATACCTTTGCACCACCATCATACTCACCTGCGGCTGCGTATCTCATACCACCAGAATCAATTAGGTTATCTAATGCTCCAAAAATTTCAGCATTCTGAAATACTTTGTAGCGATTACCAACTACACCAATGGCTGATGTCTGACCATATGGGTCTGTTTTAATAACTGCTTTTTTGTTTTCTACTGGGATATAATCTTTAACCATATCTATACCATTCTCACCTGGAACTGTATAGGTTGCAGTTATATCATGTAATGAAACTGTCCAGTCTAATCCTGCTTGACTGGCTACTTCACTGGCTGATGTAGCCTCTACTGCTACACCTGCTTTGTGCCATGCACTTTTACGCACGGCTCCGTGTATAAGGGTTTCAGTTGTCATTGTTTATCACTTCGCCATCTATTGCATAAATAGTGTCAACAACTTTGGTATGTAATTGCTCAGACATTTTAGCAAACTCATCTGCTGGCCACTCGGCAGCAAATATCCTGCTTAATAGTTTTGCTAATGGATAGTCTGGGTTAAGAGTTAATACTTCAAGCAACATAATCTTTGCTTGTTCTATCTCTTCAACCTGATATAGGTATCCACAAAATACTGTGGCTAATGGAACTGCTTTGTCTTTAGTAATAACATTACCAAGTAATGCTATATATTCACCTACATAGTTGATATCTTTTTCTTGTTGAATACCCATGATAAAGTCACGGATTTGTAGGTTGTCATTAGTAGCAATGGCTACCTCTGCTATGTGTGTGGCTGATGGTATAACACCATCTGCTAATCCATCAATTGCTTTACGAATCTCCTCAACAATACGGACATTAGTATCACGGTCATCTGGATTATACTTACCTTCTTGATTAATCAACTCGTTCCTTACTTCATTGCGAAGTGGGTCGTAGTCTATCTCTATCATGTTATCTCCTTTTTTCTGAGGCCGTTCTGCCCCTGTTGGCAGGGCGGCCAACTTACTTATAGGTATCTTGCTATTGAATTGTAAGTAGATGTTGACACCACTTCCTCATCAGTTAATTGAAGGATACGGATAGCATTGGTTATCTCCTCCTTCATATCTTTATAAGTATTGATATGCATTGTTTCAAATTCACGTTGTGGTTCGGCTGGAAACTCACTCTCTTTAATTGTTAAATCAAAATCAACATTAAGATTGCCAGACCATTGACGATAGTTAGTACGTATGTTTTCTGCTTTTGATATGTTATCAACAGCAAACTTGATAACTTCTTTGCGCCATTTTTCTGCAGCCTTTTGATATTGTACTTCGGCTTCATCTTGTGATGTGTAGTCAAGTTCTAACTTGGCTAGTGCTTGTTGTAACGCAGTGATTACCTTTGCTGTAGGTAACTTTACGTTGATTGTTCTGCCATTTCCTCTTGCCATGTCTATCTCCTTTGTTAGTTGTTGTGTTCCGTGTTCGCAGGTAGCGGAACAACCCACCTTCCATAATCATCTATCTAGATGGTGCGAATTTTTGGCATAAACTACGCTGCTTTTCAGACTGTAATGTCCTTACGCTGGTTCACTATGCCAAACTTAGTACCACCCATTTGCACGCCAATGTGCCCATGCAACTGATGGTTTTTTGTAGCGGTGTTGGATATACTCCAGCCCACGCTCAATCTGGAGCGGGGCTGGGGTGTTAGGGTCAAGCCCTAAAATTTGTGGGATTCCACCAGCAGTAGACTCAGGGTTATCTGCCGTATGTTTCCAGGCAGATTCTTTACCCCAAAGTTTTGCTAGTGCTGTGTATTCAGACTTGTTCCAATGTGGGTATTCCCATTTCATCAAGGCTTTGGCGTACGCCTTGGCTACTCTTGGTGTCCACGTAGATGTGTCTATACAATTGTCTTGCAATTGTGTTGCTACTGCTACTGCGTATGCTGGACTGGGAAAGAATGGTATTGATAAGAACGCCAGTAGCCAACTTAAATACCCTGCTAACAATCTCTTCATCTAATAAACCTCCATGTGATATATCCAAAGAGTAATAAGAATGTCCAGGACTGTGTTGTTGTGAGGTATGAACTTGCAAAGACTTGTTCAATCATCTCACCCTAACAATCTCTTGACTATGCTTAACCCCTTTATCAAACTCTAACACGTACCACTCATTGGGGTCATCAAGGGCTTCATCACCTGCGGTGTCTATGTTTATGTGTGTAGTTCGGCATCTAACTTTTGCCATAATCCACACGGTGTGCTCCCATTGAGGAGTATCTTCGTCAAGCATTTGATTCCTCCTGATTTTTGGCAAGGTCATTAACTGTAGGTTCATCTACATATACTCTGCCTGTTGCAAGTAACTCGTCATATACATCTAACAAGTCAAGCATTGCGTATGCAAATGCTTCTTTTATTTTGAATAGTTCTTCTCTGGTTCTCATTGTTATCTATTCATCTTACGTCTGGTTGCAGTAGCATCATTCATACGCTGAATGATTTCATTCTGTGTCTTGATTATATAGATGCTATAGCCCATGGTCAAGATGCTGGCGACTAGGGCTATCATGATACCTATCATTGTTCCTGTGTCTAGATACATTACTTGCTCCGTTTCTGTGCACGCTCAGCCAATTTGGCTGGGCTATATCCATCAATAGTCTTACCTGTTTTCTTTTGTACCTTAGGCTTTTTCTTCCAAGCCTTGCCATTCTTTCTGTCGTTACTCACATTATCTCCTTTGTTATAGGGCTGGCTGCGCAGGTAGTGCCAGCCAGCCCGTTGTATGTTACCCTACTGTTATTGAGTGGGCAACAATTTGTTGGCGGGTTTCCAGTTTATCTGGATTGCGGCGGTCAAAGTAAGTCTTTAAAGACCCTTTGACACGGATGATGTCAGAGACACCATCACGTAATGGCACAGATAATAACTGTGTCTTTACTTCATCATCAAGAGCAACTATCTGGCCTGTGTATACACACTTGCCAAACGCATCTCTTTGGCTGATACTTGCTAGTAACACTTTATAGTTACTAGTTCCTGCTTCACGAACTGACTTTATATAGCCAGTTATGTCTACATTATTCATGTCTATCTCCTTATTCATTTAGGGCGGTTGCCCCTGTCAACTTGTTACAGGGGCAACTGCTATTCAATTAGTTACAGTTCGGACAAACTGTATGTTTATTACAAACATAATGGCAACTACTACATATAGTCTCGCATGTTTGTAATTCGATGGCATCTTCTAAGTCAAAGAATCTATCTGCCATCTCTACTACTGGGTCAAGATATTCATCTTCTCGCTCAGTCCATTTATGATTGGCACCCTTATCATGGGTCCAATCAGTTGGCTTACTCCATACTTTTAGATATGTAAGATTGCCTTCGTCAACAATCTCATGCGCTATGTCTGCTGCTTGTGCTTCTCTTTTATCTAAGCATTCTCCACATAACTCGTTGAGTTGTGTGCATTGGTAACAGTCGTTAGTTACAGTAATACCATTACTAATTACTAGTTCATGTTTTATTTCCATAAGTATTCCTCATCCTTTCCACATTTACAACACATAGTATAAACAACACCAGTTATATTTAACTCGTGCCATTCATGCTCATCAAACTTACATTCATTCACACCTACTACATCTATATCATATCTACATTTATCACATGCTCTATATAATTTATTCATTATTTATATCTCCTTATCATTACGCTTTATTACTTTAATAAAGCGGCTAATCCACACCATGTCCAGCGGGTTAGTCAAGGGCGAGCAATTAGTTATCATTGACTGCGACCCCTTGACGAACCCATCTTGCTGGGCATGGTATTTTTGGGCCGCTTTAGTAAGGCGTAAGGCAGAGTTATATTGTGTATAACATATTGATATGGGGCTAGTGCTGTGTGTGTGTATCATTGACTCGTCAAACACATATGGTCTTATCATAGATTTCTTTGTTTCACAAAGAAATCTAAGCGACTGGTTGGGCTGATAACTGGCTGTCATAATGAGCACCTTCCTAAGTAATGACAAAGAAATCATGATGTTTAGTTCCAATACTTCGTAAGCGTAGAACCGATGAGAGCGGGCGCTCAGGTTTCCTTGGACTTTGGTCTGCTTGCAGACGCCAAAGGAATCGTTAGTATTTAAACGATTCGCAAAGGCTTGTCCTTTGCACTGCTCGCAGACGCCAAGTTAAGCAATATGGATTGGAACAAACATCAAGGTTTCTTTCTTAGCCGTATTTAGTGGAGATAAATAAAAAGGGCTAACTGATTTCTCAGTTAGCCCGATTTATTAGGCTACAGAATTTACAGTGAAATTCGTTAGCCAGGTCTTATCAGGTGTTTGAGAAGTCCTGAACCAGCCTGAAACAGTAGCCACTGGACGCTTTGCGTCTGCACCAGCAACTCTAGGAGTTGAATCTAGCAGTTTTGCCAGTGGCTCCACTGCGGTGAATGTAATGAACGGCAAAGATGCTTGGAATTTGCCTTCCTCATTACGGAGAATCAATACGCCCTTTGCGTATTGATTGCTGTTCTTGGCTGTCTTGATTTCAAGACCAGCCAGTTCAGCGTTCTGAAATGTTACTTCGTGTGACATTTCTACCTGCTTTCTGCCAGTTTTTTCTGGCAGGCATCAGATAACACAGGGGTGGTTCCTGCTGTCAAGGAATGTCTTTCCAATTCCTTGATGGCAGGTGCCCCTGTGTTATGATGCGCTTCTGTCAGAAAAAAGGCAGAATAGCAGGTGTCTCAGAAATGTCATGACGAAGTGCTTTACATTTCAGGTTGCTGAATCTGGCAGTCTTGGAATCAGGTTAGACAGCCAGTTCAGAACAGTAATCAAACGCAAGGTCAAGGGCGTTTGATGACACCGTAATGGGGAACTCTAGGCAAAGGACAAGCCTTTGCCACCAGTTCATTACAGGCAACGCAGTAGCCACGCTAGCATAACTGCTTCAACTCTGACGAGTTGATGAGCAGATGCCAGCGTCAGGCTACAGTTTCGCTTAGGCTGGTTCAGGCTTATCAGACACGAAGTCTGATAAGACGGCTATCAATTTCTTAACAGGAAATTGTAGCCGAATTAAATTGGGCAACTGATTAGAAATCAGTTAGCAATTTAATTTATCGGAACCTCTCTGGCGCTCTCATTTAAATAGTTAGCCAGAGGGTCAGTACTGATTAGCGAACTGGAACGGTACTGACAGCGCTATCAGCCCGTAAGCCGAAGGGTCTAAATGACCCTAGGCTTATTAACCAGTCGCTAACCTATATATGTACTCATCATAAAAGATTTTCCCGTACAGAAGTATCCCCAGTACAGATACAGTTTGTCCTATTTTGTACTGATTTTTGGCATACTAAAAAAATACTTTAAAACAAAACGTTCGTTTTGACTGTTTGAACGGGTTAATACTATATAGAGGCTGTTTCTTTTTAACAGTAGCAAGTCCTTGGGGGACTTGCGTTACAGACTGTATTTAACAACTGTTACAACTGATGAAAACGGGACAGGAATAATGACATTTACTAAGGGTGCAAGTAACCCCAGAACCAATGCTATGGCAGGAGCAAAGGCTAAAGTTCTAGCCTTAGTGGCCGAGGGCCACTCTGTACATAAGGCTATGGAGATAGTTGGCAAGAAACCAGATACGGTTAGAATCTGGATACTTAGGGATAAGAAGTTTGCATCAGACCTAACAGATGCCAAAGCCACCGCAAAGGATGCTTCTCTAGCAGCCCTAGGTATCCCAAAAGAAGAAATAGATTTCCCAAAGTTTTCTGAGATATTCTTAAATCAAAGATTGTTTCCACACCATCAAGATTGGATTGACTTACTAGAAGATAGGGAGCCTTCGTGGCTCCACCCTAGTATGGTTTACGAGAAGGCTGACCCAACTCGTCTATTGGTTAACGTGCCACCTGAGCACGCCAAGAGTACGGTCATTACCGTAAACTACTCCACATATCGTATCGCTCTCAATCCTAATGTCCGCATTATCGTGGTTTCTAAAACGCTAGTCAAGGCACGTGAATTCGTGTACGCTATCAAGCAGAGACTCTCCCATCCACGCTGGTTAAAGTTGCAAACAACTTTTGGCCCCGAAGGTGGTTGGAAAGAAGATTCAGACACTTGGCGAGTTGACACCGTTTATCTTGGGAGCGATGCACGAAATTCATCAGAGAAAGACCCCACCATCCAGGCGCTTGGTATGGGTGGGCAAATTTATGGAGCACGTGCTGACCTTATCATCCTAGATGACTGCATCACTACGGCTAACGCCCATGAGTGGGAAAAACAAATCAATTGGTTACAGAAGGAAGTTATTACCCGTTTGGGTAAGAACGGTAAGTTACTAATCGTAGGGACACGAATTGCAGCGCAAGACTTCTACAAAGAACTCCGTGAGACCAAGCACTGGTCTAGTGGTAAAAGCCCTTTTACTTATATGGGCATGCCTGCTGTTTTGGAATATTCGGAAGACCCTAAAGAGTGGAAGACCCTCTGGCCTAAGTCGGACATTGCGTGGGATGGGGATTCTGACGTTCCTGACGAAGAAGGACTCTTCCCGAAATGGGATGGCTTAGCATTAAAAAGAAGACGCAGTGAGGTAACACCATCAACATGGGCCTTGGTGTATCAGCAGGAGGATGTCGAAGAAGATTCTATCTTCCCACCCGCTTTGGTGCAAGGCAGTACTAATGGTTTAAGAAAGAAGGGTCCATTGCGCCAAGGCGTGGTGGGACATCCGACTAATGTTGAAGGTTACACAATTATTGGATTTGACCCTGCTATGGGTGATAAGGCACATGCTGGTTTTGTAGCAGTTACTTATAACAGAATAGATTCTAAAATATATGTTTTAGATTGTATAAACATGGCCGAACCTAATCCGCAAAAAATTAGAAGTACAATAGAAGAACTTGTATTGAAATACAAGCCACAAGAATTTAGAGTAGAAATCAACGCCCACCAAAAAGCATATTCTTTAGATGAAGACTTGCGACAATGGCTTAGCATGCATGGTACAAGACTTGAATCTCATGTTACTAATAAAAATAAGTGGGACGCAGCATTTGGTGTAGCATCTATGTCTACCCTATTTGGAACTATACGAGAAGAAAAATTTCAAAAGAATAATATGATTGAACTACCATCTACTACTGACTCTGAAGGACTCAAGTCCCTTACTCAGCAGTTGATAACTTGGAAACCTAACACTAGAGGTAAGACCGACTGTGTTATGGCACTATGGTTTGCCGTGCTTAGAGCACGGGAGTTTATGCAACAAACAAATCACTTACAAAAGTTTTCATCTAACAGATGGACAACTAGAGCACAGTCAGCCCAAAGATATACAATCAACTTAGACGAAGCCTTTTCAGAACAATGGGCTGAACAATATGGATAGGACTTAAATGTTATCAGTAGACCAAATATCTGCAAGGGTAGAGTCTTTACGCTCACGTTCAGTAGAGCGAGATAGAAGACAACTAGATGTACTTGCTGTTCGTAAAGGACAGATATCACAGGTATACCCTGAGTTTTTTCCAGAAGGTGTAGACGCTAACGTAGTAGCAAACTTTATTGACATTGTTGCCCGTGACCTATCTGAGGTAATGGCTCCACTACCAGCAATTAATTGTTCTGCAGCCAATCAGGTATCAGATAGAGCAAGAACCTTTGCTGATAAGCGTACCCGTATTGCAACAAATTATTTTAGTAATTCAGATTTACAAGTGCAGATGTATCAAGGTGCAGACCAATACATTACATTTGGTTTCGTCCCATTCATTATTGAATTAGACGAAGAAGCAGGGCTGCCACGTATACGCATAGAAAGTCCAATTGGGGCTTACCCAGAATTTGACCGCTATGGACGTTGCATTGCCTTTGCAAAAAAATACTCACTTACA